AAATCCTCAACAGCTCTACGGTGAATTTTCTCATCGTAGTTGTTCCAGTCAAGGGTAAGAGCAGCAGACATTTGCGCTGCCATCTCTGTAACTGTCTTTAGGTTGTTGTTGATGTATATTTCAGCTTCGTCAGTAGTTTCCGGTAAGCTGTTAATATCAAATTCAGCCTTTAACCCCAAGCCTTGTGCTAGCTGGTGAATGTTTTTGTTTTCGATTCTTCGTTGAATACGATCTCTTTCCTTTTGTTTCTCCATTACAGAGTTAGGATCAATAGCTTCAACTTTCGGATACGGCTTTTTTGAGAGAATCTTGTTAACTACAATCTTAACGAACTTCGGAACAATCGGAACTGGTGTCCAGTCGATATTCAGCATAGTTCCGTCTCCCCCGTTTGGATCGAGGCTAGTAAGGATTTTCTTGTAGATCGTGGTATCTTGAGTACCAGTGGCGTAGTCTCTGTTTATTTCAAATTGCTTTAATCGCTTTCTGAATAACGAACCTTCATCATCAGCAGAACCCCATTGTTTCTCAATGGCCATGGCATATTTCAATGCGTATTCTTTTGACGATTTGGTTACAAAGTCTGCCAGTGGATCTGGAAAGTTACCGTACTTCCCTTCGTTATTTACATTTCCTTGCATATCCGACAATATATTCTATTATGCAAATATAGTGAATTAAGCAAGGGAAGTATTTAACGTTCAATAGGAGAGTACTTTCTAAAGAACTTCTTTTCATTAAAATTAGTTTTAGGTTTTTCTTCTTTAAACTTTTGCGAAGCTAAAAGAGCTAAACCAGAACTAATCGTAAGATCATACTTGGTTCTATTGTCTACACGAAATCCAATCCAATCTTCCAGGGTTCTGTTTAAATACATCTTTCCCATTTCTCCAGTTTGCTCGTTTACACCCACATGAGTATGTATGTAAGACTCAATAGCTTGAGCGTGAGATTGTATAACGTCTTGACTATTAGATGGTATGCCTTTTGTTTTTGAAGCTACACTTGATGTTTTAAGGTGTTCCGGTCTGTCCATCAAGTAGTTATCATAACCTCTAGATTCAAAGTATCTGGCAATACCGTACTTGTTGTTTTCAATTAAAAGCTGGTATCCATAAAAGACTGAAGCCATCAAAACATCTTCATAGAATATTTTAGCCATTGGAGGACGGCTTGCGTATTCCGCTACAAATAAATTAGATGGGGCAGCCATGTTGAACTTATTGTATAAGTGACAAGCACCTTTAGAACCTCGACCATCAACAGTTGCATCCAGGTCATAGCTATCCACCCCACCTACACCTATATGTGTATTTGCTGGTGATCTCTTTCCGTAGATTTCTTTTTGTGAGTTTCGGTCCTGTGGCTTCGGCATCCAGGAAACATACCACCTTCCAGTAGAGTCTGGATGAAAGAAAACTTCCGTATCCATCTTTCCGTCTTTCCACATAAAGTTACCACGAATCACAGGGTTAGGATACAAGTCTTGGTTGTGTTCTATTTGCTCGTAAATCTTACCAATGTTAAACGTAGATGTTTTTGTAGAATCACGGAAAGCTTCATCCTCGGTAAAAGGGAACTGTCTGATTACCTCGTTCAGTTCATACACATCCTGGCGTAGTGCATCACGCTCGTTTTTTAAAAACGTCTTTGCTCCAATCTCTACCAAGTCACCTTCTATAGTCTCCACTGGCTTCTCTGGATTTTCAATGATTGGGTTACCGTACTTATCAAAGAAACCTTCCAGGGCTTCGTAAGCCGGTACAAATATCTTGTACAGCCCAGTCTTCGTACGACCGTTAGAGTTGCGGTTACCTGGATCTGAATCGTGGTACATATCACGGAATTCCTTACCGCCCTTGTCCATAGGATTTACTGTTGATCCAACCAAAGCTTTACCAACAACTCTACGACCAACAATTAAACACGTACGTTCTATTCGCCAAGCTTCACGGATATCCGTAGGCTTCTCCCATTTACCAGCTTCATCCAGGTATAGGATGTGCAGCTTTTCACCATCGTATGCGTTATTCGTAGTGTTCTTCCAATTGATTACGGTATCCAGTGCTTCACCAACATTGGAGGTTTTATTCTTTTTTGTAATTCGTTTAGAAGGCTCACGGAATGCCAACTCCATACGTGGGTTTGTTGTACCGTCCTGTATAGGTTTGAAAAAGAATGGGTATGATCTAAATACCGGTACAATCTTCTTCATGAAGATATTTTCTTGAGCATCTTTACCGGTCTTACTTTGAACCCCCAACAGTTTCTCTTTTACTTGAGTTCCTTCATCAACTAATATGGTGCTTGATATATTGGTGTACCCAGAACGTCTACACTTGGTATAGATTTGTCCCAGAGATCGTGGATCAAACTCACACGCTGAAAAATGCAGAAACAGCCTCCGCTGAAACTCCAGGTAGTAACCGTAACCAATGTCAATTTTTGACCATTGGAGCATCATGTAGTGCCTACCGGTAATGTATATTGGCTCACCGTTATTCATAAACCAAACACCATTACGTCTACGATCAAATTCTTTTTCTATGTAGGCGTTGTATCGTAACCTAAATTCCTTGGGCTGCTCTGCCCACTCATCCATAGATCTAATTTTCATAAGATCTTCTGGCATAGAAATGCGCTGCCATCGTTGGTCCGCTTTTTTCTTGTCAGAGAATAGCATCTCTTTCTTTCCAGGCTTTTTGGGAAGTTGAATGTATACACCAGAGATCTCAATGATTTCCCCTTCGGTATCATTTAGGCATATATTGACTACCTCATCCTCATACCCTTCTATCTGCTTTAGACCAGCCATTATTTCTTACTAAAACGTTCCGCAAAGCCGCCAGAGAAATCTTGCTCCTCATTGATACCGCCAGTTTCTTTTAAGGTTTTGATCATCTCCTCCAGGCGTTGTCTTTCCTGGATCAACTCTTTGGCATCTACAGCAGTCTGCTTAATTGACTGAAGCTCTGCTTTACGCTGTGAACCGGATAACTCTTGGTCGACCGGCTTGCGAATTTCTTGGATCATATTGTCTATGGCAAACTCCATAGAAGATAGCAACCGCTGGGCTGCATCTAACGTAGTAAAATTGCTTTTAGACTTCGGCATACATTAAATCTCCTATTAACATTCTCCATACTTTTGTGCCATCAACTTCCATTTCGTAGTCGCTATTCTTACTGAAATACACGACATCTCCTTTGGATAACCCTTCCCTAGAAAGCTCTTGTGAATCTGCCCACACACGACCACGGTCATTAGGTACGTCTTCTTGTACAATTTCAAGTACAGAACTACGCACCTTTTTGCTAGACTCCATAGGCTCAAGAAAGATCCATTGGTCAATCATGTGTACACCAGACTCATTCTTATACGCATGACCTAGATTCATCCGACCACCGCCAGGAGAATGAGGTACGAGGTATAAGTTATCGCCCAAGTAAAAGGTATCATTTAAAGCAACAGTATGGTGAAAGTATAGGATATCCCCAGGCTTTGCACCAGTTTTATGTTTAGCTGGAACAGCTATAATCTCGGCTTCCATAATACGGTTACCGAACTCATCGAATTTACTTACCAGCTCAAGCTCTTGATCACCTACTGCAATCTTACTCTTAAACTTCTCTGGCATCTTAATAATAAACTTATCTGGTGATTTCATTTTATTTGAATTTACAATCATATTCTACCACACAAGGCATATTCTCAATTCCTTTCCAAAGAATTGTTCCCTCACTATTTTCAATGTAGATAAGATATCTAGACCTGGAGTACTGGTACATATATTTATCGTCCAGTAGAATGGCTGTTATTTTACCATCTCCGGCACGCATACCAACATAGTATGCCATGGCATCCTTGGGATTGATGCCCACAACGATTTTGCGTATAATATTCATTCTTCATTTAATTTAATAATTGATCGTCCTGTGATCCAAACTTATTGAGCCACCATTCGATTGTTCCTTGCTCTGGTTCTTCGTCTTCAAACAAAGTATCCAGGACGGCATCTGTTCCGTCTAACAGTCCTTCCAACTCGGATTCATTCGTAGCTGTTGAAGTCACCCCAACCATCAGCTGATTTCCATCGTTAATGTACACACCAGTAGTTAGTAGGAATACTACATCATCCGGGTGTATATCGTGCTTACGTGCCAACTCCTTTGTTTCTTCAGTGATGGTGGATCGTAGTTCCGATAGGAAATCTCTGATATGTTGATTTGACATTACTCTACTCTTTCTAATTCAAACATACTTTTAGCCTTAAGGGTCACTCCTGTTCCCGAAGCTGTGTAAGACATCTTAATGACCATTCCAGCTTCAAAAAACTCAACGTATTCAAAGGAATCCATGTGTGACCCAGTAGCTGATTTAGGACGTACAACCTCTAAAAGCGTTGTTGCATCCTTCAGTAATTTAAAGGTAATGGTTCTATTTGCATTAGTTGTAACAGTATGCGCTGAAAAATTAACACGGTATACACCGGCTGTATTCACGGTGATTGTACCAGAATCGGGATTAATCTGCAAATCACCAGTTGGACCAAACTGATATGAATTATCGGCATTGCCATTATCTACAGCTGCAAGTACTGGTTCAGAATAGTTTGTTTCAATAGTAAAATCAGTAGAAACACGACCTACCAGGATTGCCGAGGACAGCCCCCCAGAGAATGCACTTGCTGACAAGTCACGGACCTTAACGGTCTTTGTAGTTCCATCATATACCAGAGCTGTTAACTCTGAAGCCGATGTAGATGGATCAGCAGTAAACTTTAAGGTAGATACCTCAATGCCGGTAGTGCTAATCTTTAAACCGGTGTCATTGCCCTGCCCGTCCTCTACAACTTTGTATGTAGAAGAAGCAGTGCCGGTTTCTAATTTCAATAAACTTTGGTAGGTGTCTTTAACCTTATTTCCGGTAAGAGTTGCCATCAATTCGTAAATTTGTATTATTTACAAAAATACAATTTAATACAATGGCTAAATCCAAGAAGATGATGTTTCGTGATTTTGCGAAACTTCCCAGGGATAAATACAAGTACGATTCCCTAAAGAACATATACAATTCACTGCGATTCTATAAAGACAAGCACGATCTAACACAGTCGCAGATCATGGCAATGGTCTTTTGTTATGACCTGGAATTCTTTACTATTGATTATCTCACAGCGCAATTAGATTTGAACAGACAGTTCTGCGCCAGGATGGTGATCTACCCACTCGTTAACGAAGGGTATATGTATAAGTACTTTGATAAATTAACCCCCTCCAACATAGCGGAAGATCATATCTTCAGAAGCGAAACAAAGTACAATTACCGTGTTCGCTATGCGCTATCCCAGAGAGGGCGAATTGTCGTTACTGACTTCTATCGTTCAGCCAGTGGCTCGCTTCCATCGAAGCATTAGAGCGTTCCATGCAATCTTAATGCCCCAGTCTTTTGCCAAATCCATTTGGAGTTGCTCTGGGGATAGCTCGTTCTCTTTGTAGTGAAGGATGAGCTTGGTGATTGTGCCTTTAACTCTTTTCATACATATACCATTTTTTCATAAAAGATTCATACCCTCCTAAAGTTAGGTTTTTTTCTTCTTTCTCTTTTTGGTACGGCATACCTAGCAAGAAAGACTCTCCCTTGTCCCAAGTAAAATTAACATAGCACATAGGATTCTGCATTGAAATCTTACGGTGTTCTTCATCAATCAATGATCTATCATCAACACTGATAAAAATCTTTTTCCAATTAGAAGCACCATGTCTCTTAATTGACACTTCAACATAAATTTTATTGCTCATCACGAAGGGGTATTAAAAAGTTATCATACAAGCTAAACACATCTTGTGTAAAGTCTTTCTTTAGCTTTTCAGCTATAATAGCTTTGGCTAATAACACCTCTTCTTTGGTGAGGCATACATCATAGATTCTTACATCTTCCATAATCTCTCGTTTTAAATTCTCTACTAATATAACGCTTATTCACAATAATGTGTACAAACATTGCAATTATTTTTTTCCAGGCATAAAAAAAGAGGCCGAAGCCCCTTGTTTAGTGTTTGTGCATGATCCGGAATTTCGCTTCCTTCACTGCTCCATCGTGTGGTTTATAATCGCCTTCCATTAAATAGTAGCGACCTTGCTTTTCCATCCAGTGATAACCAGAAGGAGCGGCAACAGACTTATGCTCCTTTCTTTTTGCTTTCATCTTTTTTGATTTTAGCTTCTTGCTTTAACATTTGTTTGGTTGGCTTCTTACCAGATCCTTTGTTTGCACGGATGTTATCCCACAATCCTCTCTTGCTGTAACTTCCATCAGCACGCTTGATCATGCCACCGCCTTGCATTTTCTTATAAACAGTGTACGTGCCTTTCTTGTATTTTACAATACCACCGTTTCTATCGGCTGATCTTTGAGCGGCATCACCATTTGTAGATTCTGCAATCTTTTGCATATTACCAGACTTTACGTCTTTCTTGAATTGCTTACGCTCTTTGGCTTTCTCTTGCGTTTTTTTAATACCGCCAAGAATCCCACCGCCCTGGTATTTGTTTTTCATTCGTTGAGTTCTTTTATATCGTTTATGTTGTCTGCTGCTTGAACAGCACCAATTATTTTACCCAAGTGTTTGCTTACAAAGGTAGGGTTTTGCTTAACGTAGTTTAATGCGCTCTTGCTTAACTCAAATGCTTTGGGTGCGCTTTTAGCAGCAGCCTTAATCCCCAATCCACCAACCAAATCAAAAATTGGATCTTGAGACTTTAACGCATGAATAGCACCAGATCCTCCAACAGCACGATCATAGTCAGAACGAATAGATGCAGTTACCGGCCCTTTATATATAGGAGCTGTTACAGTTGCTTCCTGGGTCATACCACCTGGATTGATATAATCAGACTGTTGCTGTCTTATTTTAGGAGGGAGATACATTCCGTTTTGTGCTTTCTTTACCGGGCGATCCTTGGCTCGGTTTTTAGATTCTGACATGAACCTACCTTCAGTGTGATCGTAATCCTTACCATCGCCATTGCCATATGTACCAGCTTCACGGTTCTTCTGATTCAGCTCCGCACGATACGCTCTCCTGGAAGCAGTAGAGTGGTACTTCTTATTGTACTCATTCTTCTTTTTCCTGGCTTCGGGATTCTCCTGGTAATACTTTGTAGACTTCTTTGCACGCATAATACAAAGATACAGATCTATCCAATAGGGATTTCTTTTACCTGGCTCGCCCCAGGGAACTTGTGGATGCCACTGTAAGGCTCTGCAACCTTCTCATCACCAACATCCGGAATCAAACGTAAGCTTATACCAGTCTTACTCATGTCAATGGTATCACCCTTGATCACAATGTGTTTTCTCCTACGGTACGGACTTCCGTCACTATACCCTTTCTGTTGTACATCTTTATCTCTAACAGCTTTCATATAAATACAGCTTGCCTATCTTACAGCCAACATAGCTATCATCTTTGTCGGGCGTGAGCATTGAAGTGGTGTAGCTCCAGCACAAGCACCGCAAGATGCGATACGCAAGCGAAGTTACAGCTTATTTCCCTTATTGTCAAGTTATATCAATCATTGAACCAACACACCGCAAAGCATTGTAAAACAGTAGGGTAAAGCATTTATTGTTTTTGTTGATGATTTACAAAGGGATTAATAATCGTCAAATTTGGTGAGTAATATAGATATGGGGGATTATATACGTTACCGACTAGTGCGAAACCAAAACCGAAACCGATTCCGAAACCCCACCCCCATTGATCCATTCCCGAATCCTAGGAAACTTTCAGCTTTTTTCTGGGCTTATACGCACCCGGATCTTCCCGAAGCTACCCTCTCGAACCCCTGGTAATAACTGCAAGGATAAAGGTTATAATATACATTATGTTAAATAGTGGTTTCGTAGGGCTTGGAACAGTAGCTCCTCCCCCACCCCACCAAGTCCAGGTCGATGACAGTTCACAATCGGAGGTCAGCTCTACACAATGAGCTAACAATCCCACCCCTAATCTCCTATACTCCTAACCCCTCACAACTCACTACACTCACTAAAGTATCTTTGTGATCTGTTTAGCTATGGCATGAACCACGTCTACAGTCACTGCGTTCCCGCACATTTTGTATCGTTGAGTGTTGCTTATTGGTTTCGTTTCACCGTCATAAACTCCTACAGCTGTATGGTTGTCCGGAAATCCTTGTAATCGTTCACATTCTATGGGTGTGAGTCTACGGATTCGGTAGTTGGGTTGGTCTACTATTGGAGTATGTCCTCCACCCATTCCCATAGCAGAAGTAAGAGCTGGGCTTTTCTCTTCAAAGTGCGCTGCGTTCTTTTGCAAACCACCTCTG